CGAATTTCAGGGTTCCAGTCGTGAATGAATACATATGAATCTTCTGTAATGTTGTCCAGTATTGACTCAGCTACATATTGTCTTGCTCTTCCATCAATAAGGACAACATCAAATTTCTCATTACGAGTTTTTGGCCACGTAATATATGTATAGAACCATTTAGGATCTATTCCACGTAATTTATTTGGTGCTCCTTTTTCAGGAGGTATGAATATGTACTCAACATTATCTAGAGCTTTAACTTTGCTATTGATATTATTAAACCAATCTTTATTATGCTCAATAGAAATTAGTTTCTTAACTCGCGGAGCTAATTCATATGTGCTGTGACCAGATCCATACTCGACCATGATCTGATCTTTAGACAAATGAGATATTAAAAAATCCCATTCGTTTTGAAATGACATAGGTTTACTCATCAATACTTTCCATCATCAATGATAACTCGAATCCACACTGGGCCGAGTGAGAGTTTGTTGTCGAACCAGTTATCAGAGTCTGGCCACTCTTTTTGGTAGGTAGGAACTTTTGTTGTGTATTTGAATTCCCAGTGATATGGGTTAAGAACGAATCCAACCCATACACCAGAATATCTCAGATAATTATAACACACTTTTCCCCAGTTGTACATCATGAACTAAATCCTTTAAACCATAGCGACAGTAGTAATCAATCAACCACAAAGCTGTGAGAGCGAGAACGATCAACATTCCCGCGGTGAACATTACTTACCTTTTTTGTTTGCGATGGCGTCAGCACCAAAGAAGGCTGAAACCAAAACAGCAATAGATGCAAAGTATGTTGGGGCAATGTCAGCAATCAGTGTTGCTGCTTTATCAAGCCCAAACATAGATGTGAGAAAAATGCCAAGAGGGTACAACAATAGACCAATCAGCGAGAACCAGGCCATTTTACGGATAGCATCACGTTGTGCATCTTTATCTTCAAGTTCTTTCCGTCTAAATTCCAAATTCATCTCCATCTCTTCTTTAGTGATGTGACCGTCACCGTTTGTATCTATTCCAGTAACTGCGTCTTCATCAATCGTCAGCTCTTTCTTTGTAGCCATACTATCTCCTTGTTATTTGTGAAACAATTGCCTCCTGTTGTATTCTTCAATTGTTTCAATCAAGAGATTAGTATAGTTATCACGATGTTCTTTGAATACGAGAGGCTCATGGTCATCGACGTCCATGATGACAACTGTATTTATAATTGGCATTCCTGTACGCTCTTCCCACATGATAGCGTATGCAGACATCTGAGCAAAGTAGTTAGAGATCTTCTCTTTCTGCTTTACCCTACGAGAGGTTTTAAAATCAATAATAGATGGTACGCCGTCGAACTCAGCGATACAATCACAACGACCAGCCAAAGCAAGATAACGAGAATACAGAGGACTCTCGATACCAAAGATTCTCCCGATACGAGAATCAAGAATTGGCTTAAGGTTTGCCAAGCTTTGTTGAATGTGTGGAAGATATTCTGAAGTGTCTTCATTTTTCAAATATTTTTCTACAATTGCATGTACAGATGTGCCTCTAGACGAGGCACGATTACTCACTCGATTTGCTTCGTCTTCTCCTACTCGCATTCGCCATTCTCTGATGGCTTGTTCAGTTAATATGCCAAGTACTGTAGTAACAGAAGGATACTTATTCCCATCAGGGTCAACGTATCTCCTACCACCAGATTCTGAAGTCTCAACATTAAGGTCATCATAACCAAGATCAATGTGTTCATGTATAAAGGGCATTAGTAATATTTTTTCAAGTCAACGAATGATTTAAAGTTTGTACCGTAAGCGAGTGCGCATATTTGATCTCTCAAAAGCTCAAACACTGTCCACTGCTTGTCATCCGGATTCACTGTGATAAACAATTCGTTTCGAAACTCTTCACCAGTAGACTTCAAGTGCCTAAAGCTTCTGCCGACTGCTACGATCTCTTCACCAGAGTTTTTTAAGAAGTCTGGGAATTTCGGAGCAGGCATACACTCAGGTACGATTGCAGGAGCTTGCGCCTTGACAGGATTTGCCATACCTAAGATAGCAATTGCCGATAATACGGCCAAGATGGTTTTCATTTGACACCTAACATTTCCTTTGTCATGATATAATCGCGGACCAAACCTGATCGTACGATGTCGTCCCAGCCAAACGTCACGACTGAAAAGTACTTTAGCTGGTCGACGATACGAAGAAACTTCATAACGCCGTCGCGTTCATCGTCGTGTTTAAAGTCTGACTGAAGATAGTCTCCGCAGAAGATAATACGGCAATGGTCGCCTACCCGTGTCATCACAGAATCGAGCTCATGGAAATTTAGGTTCTGCATCTCATCAACGATAATGATGGTGCGTTGAAACGTGGTACCGCGTATAAAGGATGTTGTCTCAAAATCAATCTGCTTGTTGTTCTTGAGTTTGCTATACGCAGCGCCATCTCGAAAAAGCTCCTCACATATGTACTTATACGGAGTCTCGTACTGGGACTTCTTTTCCTCGACTGTACCGGGGAGAAAACCCATATCACGAACTGGTACAACTGATCGAACGATGACGATTCGATCGTACACTGTTGATTTATCAAGCACCTCTTCAAGGGCAAGATAAAGAGCGATGAAGGTCTTACCAGTTCCTGCAGAACCGACCATCACCACGTTGTCGCCATCATCCCAAGCGTCAAATACCTTGCGCTGGTTTACAGTGATGGCGTCAAATTGATATAGATCTGTGTCTCTTACTTTGGCACTAGTCATTGATAGTATTACCTCTACCAGATCCTTTTTTAATTTGACCTAACAGGTCTTTCCACTCATTACCAGCTCTACGTAACGTAGACATTGTACCTGATACAATTGCAGGTGCAGTCATGACTTGAACAATATCTTGATTTTCATCAAGCATCTTCTGCAAGTCATCGTATGAGCAGCGAACGTCCCACTCTTTGTTGTTCTTAATGTCTTTAAGCGTGTAGGTCGGCATCTGATTCCACAATCTCTTCTCGTACTAGTTGCACGCGTTGCTCTAGCCAAGCAACGATCTCTTCACTGCATCCGGCTTCCTTTGCAACTTCTAACTCTTTATGTATCCAACTTAATTTTCTTATGAGTTCTGATAAGTTCTTATCAACTTGACCTAGCATAAAACCACTCCGGTGTTTCCCTACAGGTCCACTTCATTGAGAACCTGGCAAGTTTAGTTTTGTAAAACGCACGATACGATTTAACAGGATCATCGAACATGCACTCTGGATTTGACTTCATCGCAAGTGCAAATGGCGTCAGACCCTTGTTACTTATATTCTTTGGATGTTGCTTGAGCACATGGCCAAGTTTAGATTCAGTCTCATGCATCTTAATATAGCGGTATGAATATTCCTTACATAAAGCAATAAAGTGCTGATAGTGCCACTCATAGTTACAAGCAGACTCTATTGTCCATACGGTACACGGATGTTTTACGTGAACACTCTTGTAAAGTTTATGATCCAATTCAGGATCCGGATGACGCCACTGCTTAACCGTGCGCAAGCCAGACTTAGACGGACCATAGAATACATCACCATCAAGAATGCGATGAGCGGTAGACAGCATCTGCGCAGACTCAACAATCATCTTAACGACGTGCTTGTCACACTGCAACTGAGCTGCTTTTACCGGATCGGTATCAAGTACAAAGATATTCATAATAAAAAACCCCGTAAGTCAGATAATTATACCACAACTTACGGGGCTTGTACACTCCTATGTTAGACCGTTAGTGAACTTGATTTGCCTCAATTCGTTGATTAATGAAGTCCTGTTTCTGCTGTATTCGTTTCATCTTTTCGACGTCGCCCCGTTTTTGTAAGCGCTTTGCGTATATCTCGAGTTCAGCATAGTCTTTCTTTAATCTGTCGACTTGATTCAATACCATGTATTGGTCTCCTGTTAATAGTTGATGTTAATCATCGCGAAGTAGACCTGGAAATGCCTCCTTTACTAGTGGTCGCGTCAAACCTTTTGGTGGATTTTTGGCAATCATGCCAATGACTAACTTGGCATCCTCTGGATGAATTCCTTCAATCAAACCTATGAACATCTGTTCGCGTTTGAAACCTGGCATCTTGGATCCTGGTCCGCCATTAACAAAGTACTTGAACTTTGCATTCTCTCTCAGGAGATTAGTAGGGGCAGACTCGGGTTTATTTGGGGTGTAAGGTGGCTCTCCAGCTGGTAGGTTCCACTTGATCGTGGAGTCCATAGAGCCTCTGATGATGTCCTTCAGAGCCCACGACTCGTTCTCTTTGAGGACTTTAACTTTGTCTGATTTAGACTTTTTCTTGTTTACTAAGTCAATTACTTCATGAACTAATAGATTTGCCATAGTTTAAAACTCCGCTACAGATTCAATCAACATCTTGCATTTTTTATTTATCAAATAAGGCAACACCATGTTACCTTTTCCTACAGGATCTTTCTCATACGAATCAAGAATCATCTGCTTGAGATGATCAGGCGTAAAAGTGAGATCGATCAGTCGTTGATTACGCTGGTAGTTGCGATACCATGATGCTGCGTATAACAACTCTCCGTCATTGAG